AGATGATTGAGGACCAAATGTTACCATTTGGCTTTATAGATGATGGTGATACTAATACATTAGAAGAAAATGACACACTTCAGAACCCACATGACCGTTGGGTAAGTGTAAAGATTGACAACTACAGTTAAAATTGAAAAATTATAAATAATTCATAAAAGAGTTTGTTATAAAAAACTTAAATTAAGTAGGAGAATTAAAAAATGGCGTTTCAAGTTTCACCAGGTGTTAATGTATCAGAAATAGATCTTACTACTGTAATCCCTGCTGTCTCTACTACCGAAGCTGGCTACGCAGGCCATTTTAGATGGGGACCAGTTGGGCAAAGAGTATTAATTACATCAGAAGACGATTTAGTAAGTAACTTTCAAAAACCATTAACAAGTAACACAGCAACAGATTTCTTTGTTGCAAAGAATTTTTTAGCTTATGGTAATGCTTTATTTACTGTAAGGGTTATTAACGAGACAGGATCAGATAGTGTACTAGCAGGCAGAAATGCTATCAGTAATTCTGCTAACACCAAAAACACTGTAGTAAAAAGTGATAAAGACTATGATGAAAACTATTCATCTGGTATTAGTGGTGTTGGTAATTGGATTGCTAGATATCCTGGAGAATTAGGAAATAGTTTAAAAGTAAGTGTATGTGCAAGTTCAAATGCATTGAGTTCATCATTAACTGGTAACGTACAACCAGTAAATGGATCTAAAACACTAGCTGGTTTAGGAACATTGTTCCAAAGTCAGGTAAAAGTTGGAGATATACTAGTATTAGGTCCAGATAAAGAACTAAGAAAAGTTGCATCTATTGCAAGTAACACTTCATTAACATTAACAGACAAATATACAGGAAACTCAGTTGGTGCAGCTTCTTCAAATAGTTCACACAACGCTTCTGTATCTACACCAGAGAGAAGATGGGAATTCCATAACTTCTTTGATAAAGCTCCAGGAACATCAGATGCTGCTAATACAGCTGGAGGTAACGGAGATGAAGTACATATTGTTGTAGCTGATGAAGACGGAGAATGGTCTGGTACACTTAATACTGTATTAGAAAAGTTTGAAAGACTTAGTTTAGCTTCAGATGCTAAAACTGAAGAAGGTGCTACAAACTATTACGTTGATGTTATTAACGATAATTCCAAATATATTTGGTGGGCAAAACATAATGGTGCTCATACAAATTCAGGATCTAAGAAAACATCTTCATTTAGTGGATCACCATTGCCAGCTACTGATAGTTTAGTACATGGTAGAGATGGTGCTGCTCCAAGAAATGCAGATCATATTAACGGTTATAATGAGTTCAAAAGTGCTGAAGACGTTGATGTTTCACTAATATTAGGTGGAGACAATAACGGAACAGTTGTTGAACATATCATAGGTAATATTTGTGAGTCAAGAAAAGACTGTATTGTAGTTATATCACCAGAAAGAGGTGATGTTGTTGCTAACGATAGTTATTCAGGTAAACAAGCTGAAGATGTTGTAGCATACAGAGATACACTCACATCTACAAGTTATGCTGTCATGGATGCTGGTTGGAAATATCAGTATGACAAATATAACGACATTCAAAGATATGTGCCAGCAAATGGAGATACAGCGGGTCTAATGGTTAGAACAGATCTAACAAGGGATCCTTGGTATTCACCAGCTGGATTTAACAGAGGTATCATGAAGAATGTAACTAGATTAGCTTTCAATCCAAACAAAGCTGAAAGAGACCTACTTTATAAGAATGGTGTCAACCCTGTTGTAACATTCCCAGGTCAAGGAACAGTATTGTTTGGTGATAAAACATTGTTAGCTAAGCCAAGTGCATTTGATAGAATAAACGTAAGAAGATTGTTTATTGTTCTTGAAAAAGCAATATCAACTGCTGCTAAGTTTACTCTATTTGAATTCAATGATGCTTTCACAAGATCACAGTTTGTGAATTTAGTAGATCCATTCTTGAGAGATGTTCAAGCAAGAAGAGGTATCCAAGACTTTAGAGTAGTCTGTGATGAAACTAATAACACACCAGAGGTTATTGATCGTAACGAGTTTATTGGAGACATTTACATTAAGCCAGCAAGATCAATCAACTTCATTCAACTGAACTTTATTGCAGTGAGAACTGGTGTTGAGTTTAGTGAAATAGTTGGTCAATTTTAAGTATAAATAAGAGTAGGAGAAAAACAAAATGGCTTTTAACATAAACTTATTCGCAGGTGCTCTTAAATTTGGTGGTGCTAGACCATCCCTGTTTCAGGTAAACATTACTAACCCAGCAAACAGTGCTGCTGATATCCAAGTGCCTTTCTTAGTAAGGGCTGCTCAGATACCAGCTGCTACACTGGGTATCAATGATGTTCCATATTTTGGAAGACAGTTGAGAATTGCTGGAAATAGAACATTCGCAGATTGGACAGTAACAGTCATCAATGATGAGGACTTTGCAATAAGAAATGCAATGGAACAATGGTCTAATACTATTAATAGTTTTCAAGGGAACCTTAGAAACTTTGGTGCTTCGTCACCTACATTATATAAGTCAAATGCTCAAGTTACACAGTTTAGTAAAACTGGAGTACCATTGAGAGTCTATAACTTTGTTGGTATATTTCCAACTGAGGTTGCTGCTATCGAGATGGACTGGGCTGCTGATGCTGTCAGTGAATTCACAGTTACTTTCACATACGATTATTGGGAAGTTTCTGGAGGAATTACTGGTCAAGCTGGCGGTAACTAGTATTATTGATTGAAAAAAAGTATTGACCTATAAATAGAATTGTAGTACAATACTAAAGGATAGTCATGGCAATAGATTTATTTGGCTTTACTATAGGCCGAAAAGCAGAGATAGAGAAATTAAAAAACGACAATCTCAAGTCGTTTGTTCCACCACAGGATAGTGACGGTGCGCTAGAAATAGCGCCCGGTGGTGTTTATGGAACATATGTAGATTTAGAAGGCACTGCAAAGTCAGAAGCAGAGCTTGTTACCAGATACAGAGAAATGTCAACCCAGCCAGAAGCCGATCTGGCTATTGACGATATTGTTAATGAAGCAATAGTCTATAATGAAAAAGATCCAGCAGTAAGTATTGTATTAGATGATCTCAAAGCAAGTGTTGGAATTAAAAATAGAATAAGAGAAGAATTTGATAAAGTATTAAGATTACTGCACTTTACGACTAATGCTTATGATATTTTTAGAAGATGGTATATTGATGGGAGATTATATTATCATGTTGTTATTGATGAAAAGAAACCAAGAGATGGTATTCAAGAACTTAGACAAGTTGATCCAAGAAAGATAAGAAAAGTTAAACAAGCTATTAAGTCTAAAGACGATAAGATGAATGCTATTCTTACAAAAGGATATCTTGAATATTACATTTATCATCCTAGAGGTATTAGTAGAAGTAATCAAGGATTAAAGATTAGTAAAGATAGTGTTATCTTTTGTCATACAGGATTATTAGATAATAGAATGGCCATGATACTTGGTCATTTACATAAAGCTATTAAACCATTAAACCAACTAAGAATGTTAGAAGATGCAACTGTTATCTATAGATTAGCAAGAGCACCTGAAAGAAGAATATTTTATATTGATGTTGGTAATCTACCTAAAATGAAAGCTGAAC